ATTTCATCATTGTTTATTGGCTTATCTTCTAAATAAGATCTAATCATATTTAAAAATCTTTCCCATCCAAGGTCCAGTGTCCTATGTGGGCAATATTTATTTGCAAAATCTTGATGCTTCTTTACTCTATCTATTCCCCAATTATATTGTTTTAATAAATATGCTATATATTCTGCAGCTAACTTTTCTGCATCATCAAACTCTTCTCCTCCTGATTTTGAATAACATATTTCTATATTAATCATATGAGCATTTCCTCTTCCATATCTGCCATCTCCAGAAGCAAAACAGCTTCTTTCAAAAGGTAATCCAGTTACAACTCTAAAGTTATCTACTGCTGCATGGAAAGATACTTTTTCAGGTCTCCCAAGCATATATGATATTTCTGCCATCGCAGAAGCATCGTTGTATGTATTATGTACAGATATTCCTTCTTTTTCTGTTACATCTGGACATTTTATTGCATATTTAGCTTCTGGACATATTACATTAGTTATTTGCATTATCTTCACCTGCCTCATATTCAGTTTCAAAAATATTTTCTGAAATATTTTTATTGTATAATTCTTCATTAAACTCTACATTCTCTATAATAACATTATCTTCTTCCATGAACTATTCCTCCTTGTTTTCTGTATTTACATCTGTTTTATTTTTACTAAAATAATATGTAAATACCGCTGTTACCAAATTTGTTACTAATACTAATATTGTTTCACTTAGCACTGCTCCAAATAAGTTTGCTATAACAATAACGAATAATAATACTATCATCGCTATTGTTACAAAGCTTTTTAAATCTTCCCATGCTTGTTTCATAATTTTCCCTCCTACTATTTTAATCCTAATTTTACATATATAAGTCCTAGTATTACTGCCAAAATTGAGTAAAATATATAATCAATTAGCTTGTCCCATTTTTTGCCTTTTTCTTTATCATCTTCTGATACTTTACCTTCTAATTTTTGATCTATTTTTTCTACTGCTGATTCTACTTTACCCATTCTATAATCCATTTTTTCCATTATAGAATATGTTTTTTCGAGCTTATCGAGTCTATCATCATGTTCATTTAATCTTTTTGTATTTGACTTCTCTCTTTCTTCTAAGTGAGCTACTTTTTCAATTAATTCTGTATCTTGCATTATTCTTCCTCCTTAGTAGCTTCTATATTTTCTTCTGTAGTATTATCTACTTCAATATATGTATCTTCCACTAGTAATATTAAATCACTATATTCTTCATCTGTTATCTTACTCATTGCATAGAACACATTTAACTTGTTTTCTATGTCTGTCTTTTCTTTGTAATATTTCTTTGTGATTAGTCTCTTTAATAATTCAGTTATCATCTTTTACACCTCACTTTCTAAATCTGTTTGCATGTTATTCAATAACATTGCACTTGTTTCTGTTGTACTTAATAATTGTTTTATCTCATCTATTTGTGCTTGAAGTTTGTTATGTTCTGTTTCTGCATCTTTTAAATATTTTATATTTAAAGTTGGATTTACTTCTGCAGATTCCGCTAAAATATTTGTTATATTTTTATATGTATGCGCTTTACTATATATCTCATCTAATACTTTACTTTGTGCTTCTGTACATTCTAATAAAATTGACTCTGCTAATTCATAATATATCTTTACATGATTATTCATTAAAAATGTTTGCATTTTTTCAGCCGTATTATAATTTTCATCATATGTTCCTATGCAAAAACTATTTCCTGCTTCCCATCCGCAAATTCCTTCTAAAGTATTCCATCTCGAATCATTATATTTAAAATGTGTTGATAATATTTTTATATAACTTCCTTTTTTTCTTTTTATATCATTTGCAAATACTAAATGATGTCTATAAAAATTTTTACCATTCGTTTCAATTATATTAGTTGAAGAAATATTGATATTTTCATTATTAAATGTATCTGATACTCCAAAGCCATGCTTTTCATACCACTTATTTTCTTGTCTTACAAAAGTATCACCTTCAAGCATTTCTTGTTGAACATCTACTAAATATTCTTGATTTTCTGCTTTTTCTATTTCAGTTACAATCTTTCCATCTTCAAGTTGAACATAAATATTATCATCTATTGTATCTCCTGCAGTAATAGAATCAACATTTAATCTATAAGATTCAACATCTTTATTTAAAGTAAAGCTAACTTGATTTGTATTTATACTTGTATAATAATTTTGACCTGTTCCATCTACATAGTCAAAATGTATAAATGCTCTGCCTTTTTTTAACTTATTTGTTGAAAAAGTTTTAATTCCTTTACCTATTTTTTTATAAACATTTTCAGTTAAAAGATTAAAATAATTTGTTTGAGCTGTACCTTTACATATAAATTTTTCTCCATCAAAAGTTGATGTTATTCCTTGTGCTGTAATTGATTTTTTAGGTATTTTTGATAAATAATTTTTATTAAATATATCTATTTTTGCATACCCATAATTATAAGGAATCCAATGTATTTTGTGGTCGATTTTTGCTATAATTGGATATTTAGTTTCATCATATGTATTTCCAGAAACAGCTCCTACTGCCCTTACTCCTGTAACATTATATGCTCGTATAAAAGTCCAAATCTTTTTACTAGAATCATTTGCAAAACCAGTTGTTCCTTCGAATAGTGACACATCATTAATATAATATGTGCCAGGTTCTAACGTAAATAAAGTTGGCAAATCTGTAGCATACCCACCCATAAACCACACATTTATATCTTGAGATGTTGCTGTTCCATTGTACTTATAACTACCATCTGCATTAGTTGTGCAGATTATTCCTGCACTAGCCCCATTTTTAGCATTACTCATGTCTAATATGTTTTTTATGTTTCCAACAGCTTTTACAGAACTTGGATATGCAAAAGAAGGACTTGCTCCGTATTGCTCGTAATCTATTGCTTTCGAACCTTTTATTAGCATTAATTTAGTTGAATTTACAAAATCATTTACATTTGTATATTCATCAGCACTTACAACATAAAAATATATCGTTTGAGTATCACTTTTAGTAGTAAATTTATAATAATATTGTTTGTTTTGTTTTTCTTTTGTTAAAATTAATTTTTCATAATTTATGTCATCCGAAAAAGCATTTACTGCAACATCAGTAAACTCTTTTTCGCTCACTATTGAGTATTCTGTATTTGCATCTATTTTTAATTTTCTTTTAGTTTGTAGTGTTTTACTTGATAAATTTAAATCGTCATTATTTAATAAATTATATCCCTCTCTAGTCTCTTGTTGGTGATTCCCACCAATTTCAATTTCACACCTGGCGTCTGAACTATCTTCTATGTGAATATTTTCTCCACTTACTTCGTTAACTACTGCTATACTCTTTATATCATTTCTTAATCGTTCATTTTCAACTTTTATTTCTAAGTTTTCTGCCTGTAGTTCTTCAATTGACTCTTTATTTGCTTTTATGTCCTCATCTTGTTCATTATCTTTTTTATTTATGTTTTCTAAGCTTTTATCTATAGATTCTTTGTCTGATTTTATAGTTTCTTGTATAATTCCTATATCTTCTACATTTTTAGAAATTTTTTCATCTCTTGTTTCATTGCTTTTTTTCATCTCAGTTTTATTATTTTCTATTACTTCATCAACTGATTCTGCCAGTTCTTTTAAATCGGCAGGTACATCTGCAACTTTATCATAATTATCAGGATAAACTATACCATTTTTAGTTTTTGCCATTTTTATGCTCCTTTCAAATCAATATATCTAAATTGAGTATAATATTGATAATTTTCTGTTTTAAGTTCTTTATAGCTTAAAAACTTTATAACTTTAATTTTTAATTTAAAAATAGAACCAATTTTTACCTTTTCTGGTTCTACTATCTTTTCTATTATTTTCATTATCTATTACCTCTTATTAATTTAACTTATTTTCATCAAAACTATTTTGTATTTACATGTTCTTACTTGACTTGTTGGATTTACAATGGTATAGTTTATTTTTCCATTATTTTTATAATCAAATGTCACCATAGATGGATAGCCTCCCCTTAACCAGGTCCTTGAATCATCCCAAATAGCACAATCAAATGTATATCCTGTATAATCAGTTAATTGCATTGCACTTGATATTACAACGCAATTATCTTTTGAAAAACCTGATGGAAAATCAATTAAAACATTATTAAAAGATGGTGAATATGATCCATCTGTTGAGGCTGCTTTTAAATCTAATTGTCCAGATAAAACAGCTATATTATTTTGCGTTACATTTATTGTTATATCTGCATTTCCATCAAAATTTCCACTTCCTTTTACTGCACCTTGTACAGATATTTTTCTTGCTGTTTTTAATTTTGTTGCCGTACTAGCATTTCCAGTACAATTTCCTGTTAAATCTCCTTCCAAGCCATTATTAAAAATAGTCTTTTTACTTATTGTTCCACCTTTAGATTTTGATAAAAAATCACTTGTATCTGTAATATCTATCCAATTGCTCCAGTTACTTCCTTCAAGTGCTCTTAAATAGATTTTATTTATTGAAACCATCAATTGTGTAACCAATGCATTGGCTGTTTTCATTACAAACATACCAAAAAAATCAACATTATTCGGTTTATTCGTAACAGTGTTTCCACCGGCCGTATAGAAAAAGCCCTCATTTTTGTATGTATTTAAATTCTCATTAGTTAGTTGTGTTGCTTTTAAAAAGCATCTACTTTCATTTTCAACATTTGAAAGTTCTGTTTTTATTTCATTTATGATTTCTTGACATCTTGCATTGACTTGAGAATAAATACCACTAAAATTCAAAAATTTTCTTGTATCTTTAAATTCTGTTATTCCATTAGTTCCGCTTCTAAATCTTGCAAATTCTAACTGATAAATCTTATTAGTTCCACCATATTTATTAATATCTTGTTGTGTAACCTTTGAATATTCAGTTGCAGATGTCAATAATTTAAAACAAGCTTGTTCAAAGTTTTCCATAGTAGATTCTTTAGACAAATCTATTTCAAGTATTAAAACACAATATAAATTTTCAGAACTAACATTAATTATTTCATTGTTAATTACAGCAATTGGCCTTCCTGAAATCTCACAAAGTCCTTCTGAAATCGTTATAGAATTATTAGTTTTACTTAATTCCATCCCATAAAAAATCCCATCATTTTTATTTAAAAATTCTTGATGTATTCTTGCATCAACTTCTGCATTTGCAAGCTGATTAGTAAATCTAAAACCTTTTAACATTTTAATTTTTCCTTTCCTTTAAAATTTTATCAATAAATTTTATTCTCATATTTCCGCATGTTATATTTATAAAGTTATCTCCTTTATCATCTATCGCTGAAATATATGTATTTAGTATAATATTATTATTTGTTCTTACACTAAGAGGTGTACCTATTTTTAATTTTTCAACATCAAACAATTTACTATATCTATATATTTTGAAAGATATATAATGATTATATGTATTTGACTTAAATTTATCTAATGCCGTTTGTTTTGCATCTTCTGATTTTTGTGTATATAATGTTTCAATTTCTCCTATTGCTCTATCTTTATCATCTTTATTTTGAGTTGTTGTTCTATCACTTAATAAATACCATTTTTGTATATCTGTATCTGTTTTTACAACTACTTTTGCTACAATATTCGTTTCAAATTTTTCAACATAATTACTTATATCAGCAATTGTAGTATCAATAAGTTGTACATCAGAATTTTGTTTATATATTTTTAATTTTATTCTTTGATTTTCATATTCAAATTCAAGTACAATATTATAATTTTGAGTACAATTGGTAACAAAAGTATGAAAATTATATATACCATTCTCAGCATTTATAGATTTTGTTATTTTTGTATGTGTTTTTACTTCTACATCTAACCATTTTATATTCAATAAATTATCTTCAGAATTTGTAAAGTTATCATATATCTCTTTAGCTATAAAATCTTCAATTCCTACTGAACTTATTATTTTTTCATTTTCTACTATAATCTTTCTATCAAAAATATTTGAAATATATTTTAATGTAATTTTTCTTCGAAGTTCCCCATCTTCATTTTCTATATCTTGTATTTTTCCAATATAATCAGTTTTACCATCTCTTTGTAGAATTACAATATCGCCATTTTCTGCATTTACCTTTTTCATCACATTAAATATTGTATTTTGATTCGTTTCTTCGTCAATTACATATTCATAATCCTCAAATTCTATGTAATCTTTTATCTCTAAATCTGATTTGTCTAAAAAATATACTAATGTTTCTTTTTGTACATTAGCTTTTTTTTCTTTTGACCAAATTTGTATTTTTTTATTTGATTCTTCTATATTTCCTAATAAATCTTCAAATACTACTTCAGCATTATATACCCCACCAACTTCTGGAGCTTCTATTTCTATTTCATAGAATCCACTTTGTGAATTATAAATTAATTCATACTCTTTATTGTTAAATTTTGCTTTTACTCCCATACTACACCGCCTTGTATTGAGGAAATACAGTTACTTTAGCATTTGTTATATCATTATCTGCAACTAATCTTATTTCTGAGGAACCAATAGGTAATTTAAAAACATTAGGTTTTGTTATATCTATATATTTGTTTTTCCATAAATTTTCTTTTGTTCCATCAGCATTTTGTTTTTGAATATATATATCACCTGTTTTGCTACTATATAATAATTTTTCATATTCTTTTATAGTTATTGGGATTTTTATACTTGCAAACTCTTCGTTATCAATAAAAATTGATACACCTGGATTCTGAACAAAACCATTTATTTCTATCTGAATCGGAGCATCAATATGTCCTTTGTTATTGAATTGTATTGATCTCGAATTATAATCTATATATCTGCTATTCCATCTATATGAATACCTCATTTCATCTTCATAAGATTCTATTTTAAATATAATCTCGTTTTTTTCATACCATAAAGATTTACTTGAAAATTCAACAGGACAAGCTAGCCATTTTCCATTTTTTTCTGTCTTATCTAATTTTATTATAGTTACATCTCTATAAAAAGTTTTTTCTTCTAATTCAAAAGGTATAATATATAACCATTTTAAGCTTTGAGAGCTTTCAATATAATCTATAAATTCTTTTATTTTATCATAAGATTTGAAATATAAAGTTCCACTAGGCTTTTGCTGTTCGATTTTTCTATTATTTTCTATGAACTCATATCCTAATTGTACAAAATCTATATTATATGAATATCCTAAATTTGTTGGAGATGTAAGAAAACATCCTTCATTTAAATTATCCATTCTAAACTGCTGACCTTTTTCATTTTCTAACAAAAACTTTCTTACTTTCATTTTTTACATCTCCTTATTAATATATCTCTCCTAATTTATTATTAACAGACGTTATAACAAATCTTCCAGCTACATCTTTATCTATAACTATTTTAGCATTAAGATTTTTCACTGCTGTTATAAATGCTTTGGTTATATTTTCTAAATTCAAATTTTCTGTGCCTACTCTATTGCTTATATTTGTTATTGATTTGACATCAAATTCTCGTGGAATTGATTCAGACATTTCTTGTGATACATCTTTCATTGTATTTGCAAAACCATCTCCTAGCCCTAGAGCAAGATTAGTTCCAATTTCATCTTTGAATACTTTTGATGGAGAATGTATTCCAAAAAATCCTTTTATTCCTCCTAAAATATTTTTACACCATTCTTTTAATTTACCTAATAACCAATCTTTTGCATTTTTTATTCCTTCCCAAATACCTGATACCAAATTTTTCCCAACTTCATGCATATTTGAAAAATAATTTGCAAATCCATTTACTAACGAACTTATAATTTGAGGAATTTTACTAATTAATTGCGGAATTGATTTTACTATTCCTTGTCCTAACTTACTCATCAATAAAATTCCAGCTTCTATTATTTTAGGTAAATTATTCGTTATTGCTATTATCAATTTATCTATAATAACAGGAATCTTATCAATTAATTGTGGTAATGCATTTATTAATCCTTCTGCTAATCCAATTATAAGTTGTATTCCTGCATCAATTATCATATCAATATTATCCAATAATGAATTAACTATTGTAATAACCGTTTCCACCATTTGTGGTACTAAAGTTGGTAACTGCTGTGCAAGCCCCTGTACTAATGCAACAATTATTTGTATTCCACCGTCAATTATTTGTGGCAACATATCAATTAAAGTTGTTAATAATGTACTTATTATCTGATTTAAGCTCTCCATAATTGCAGGCAAGTTTGTAACAATACCTTGTACTAATGTGTTTAATATTTGAACACCAGAATCCAATAATGTTGGCAAATTTTCGTTTATTTTAGAAATAATCTCTGGTAGTACCTCTGTAATACCATTTGCAATCTCTTGAACTCGTGACAATATATTTTGACCTGCTATCATCACGCTATCTACTAAGTTATTTACTAAATTTCTTATATTTTCAGTGTTTCCTGTTGCAATTCCTTTCAACATATTTTGCCATGCTGATTTCATTGCTGATACAGACCCTTGAATAGTTGTATTTGCTTCTAATGCTGTTGTACCTGTTATCCCTAGTTCACCTTGAATTATATGTATTGCTTGATATACATCATTCAAATTACTTATATCATATTTAATTCCAGTAACTTTTTCTGCGTCTGAAAGCAATCTTTCCATTTCAGATTTTGTTCCACCATATCCAAGCTTTAAATTATCTAGCATCGTATAATTTTGCTTTGCAAATCCTTGATAAGCATTTTGAATACTAGCCATATCAGTTCCCATTTTGTTTGCATTATCAGCCATATCTGTTACAGCCATATTTCCAACTTCTGCTACTTTAGCTGTGTCTCCATTCAGTGATTGAATCAAACTAGCACTAAACCCTGTTATTGTTTCCATGTAATCATTTGCAGACAATCCCGCTGTTTTGTATGCATTATTTGCATAATTTTCAACTGTATTAGCATTGTCTTTAAATAATGTTTCAACACCACCTATAAGTTGCTCATAATCTGCATAACTATCTAACGCATCTTTTCCAACACTTAATAATGCTGAACCAACTTGTTTAACGGCTCCTACTACTGATTTCAAACCACTTGTAATAAAATCACCTAAAACATTTGCTTTAAGTAAATCACCAAATTTTATTGCCCCTTGTCCAACATCATCAAAACCATCTTTTAATTCGTCTAACCCTTTATTGCTTTTATCCGTAGCATTTTCCATTTGTATTAATTGTGTTTCTGTATTATTAAGTTGCGTTTTAAAAGTCCTTAATTGATTTTCTGCATTTCCTAATTTAGTTCTATATTCTGATGCCTCTTTACTATTTTCTCCATATTGTTCCTCTACTTGTGCTAATTTATTTTGATATTCACTATATTCTTTAGTCATTTGAGCTATAAGTATTTTTAAATCTGTTATTTTATTTTTCTGTTCTTGTATAGCGGTATTCATGTTGCTATATGCTGTTTTTGTTTCTTTTACAGTTTTATCTCCAGATGAGAATTGTGTATTTGCTAATTTTAATTCACTTGAAACTTCTCTTAAATTAGTTGTTATATCTCTTAATGCTTTTCTATATTCACTTTCTCCAGTTAATTTAACTGTTCCTCCAAAACTTGATGCCATCTTTTCACCTTCTTTATTTATAAAATCTATATAATAAAGAAAGGTATTGGGTAACTACTTCACTAACTCTGTATGTGCATGTTCCTCACTCTTTTCTTTTTGTATTCGTATTTTATTTTTGCATCTTGTGCATTTTATTTCTCCATCAATGTGATTTATAAAAATCAGAGTTTGTCCACATTGAGGACATTTAATTTTTTCCATCTTATTCATCGCTAAACATCTCCCCTTGATGATTTATTTTTTCTTCTATTTCTTCATATGTTATTTTCTTTAATTTAAAATCATAATTGTTTTTATAATGTTTATATAATCTTGAAAACTTAACTAAAGTCATTCTCCCTACTTCTTTTTCGCTAAAACCTAGCAAACAATGTCCTATAAATAAAATCCACGAGAAATCAATAATAAACTCTTCATCCTCGTGGATTACACGTTTTTTTCTTCTTCGTCTTTGTCTTTAGTAGACTCAATTACTGTTTCTTGAACTTTATTTGTCATTTGAGCTATTCCTATTTCTGTTATAAGTCTGCCAACTTGTTTTGGTGTTAAAAACTCTCTTTTGTTTTCTAAATTTTCATTTTCAATATCTATTCCCTCATTAATCATTTCAGTTATTCCAAATTTTAATGCTCCAATATTAGGTTCTCTATCTTTTCCATCAGTCATATCTCCCCATTTTTCATATGAGCCGTATTTATCTTGTATTTTTTCAATTACATTCATCGTAAAAGCCAATGGATACTCTATATTTCCATTTTTAAAATGTTTTATAGTATTTATCATTTTTACCTCCCAAAGTAAAATGGTAGGCTATTATTATAACCTACCTCTACTTGAATAATTTTATTTTGATGGTGTTAAAAGTGTATCTAGATATGTTTGTGCTTCTTTTAATGTTTCAAATGTTTTCATTTTTCTCCAAGTTCCAACTTTCATACCATTTATTTCTTCTTCTAACTCTTTTAGATCCGCTTCAATAGATACTGTATTGTATTCTATTGATTCTCCTTTTGTCTTTCTATCTGCAGTTACCTTTGTTATTTGAATACGTGGTAAAAATTCCACTTTATAACTTTTTACTCCTTTATATATTTTTGTAACTATATGTCCATATCCAATTTCTGGAGCTACATCGTTTGAATTGTCTATTACTTCTTTTTCAGTATATTCACATCCTTTTATTTCAGCATATGTTTCATCTGTTACATCATCAACTGTTATGTTTACAGTTCCTCCTTTAAATGATGAATCATTTTCTGCTTCTTTGTCGTCTGCATATAGTTTTGTACTATTTTTTTCTGGATTCGGTTTTGCGTCAATTAATCTTCCTAAAATTGGTACTATTGAATCTTTTTTTAATTCTTCATATTTTTTTGTAGTATAATCTATTTTATTATATTTAGCTGTTCTTAATCCTATACTAGCCATTTATATACCTACCTTTCTTAAAAGAACATGCTCTATGATATAGTCCTGTTTCTTTTTCAAAAAACTCTTGACTATCACCATCCCATGTCCAATCATTTTCTTTCATTTTATTTTTTATTAAACTCATTATTTTTAAATAATTGCTATCACTATAAATATCTATATCAATAGTAACTTCACTGTCTGTAATTTCATCATCACTTGAAAATGCTGGTTCTTCATCTATTATTGTCCAAACAACATAAGTTTTCTTATTTCCTTTATAGTTTAAATGTGCAACTGGAACATCTAATTTTAATATTTTCTTTATCTCGCTTTCCATAACCTACTCCTTTGGCAAATATTTTTCTTGAACTTTTTTCATTTCCGCTTCTATTTCTGCTTTTCTAAATGATTTACGCATAAATGGATGTTTCTTTACTGTTGATGTTCCGTGTTCAAAAACATTTCCAACAAGTGGTGCTGGTGTCGTTACTCCTCTTTTATTCTTGAAATATCCATATAGACCAACTTTAGTATTTATTCCTCCATCACTTGGGGTTTTATATACTTTTGTTATTTTTAAGCACTTCATTATATTAGAATTTTTAAAAGAATCTGGAACATTTTTAAGTACATTTTTATATACATTTTCTGCTCCTGCCTTTGTCATTTCTCCTATCATTTTTTCACTATCTTGATCTAATTCTTGAAACATCTTTATTAAATCATTTGGTAGTTCTTCTTTAAATCTTGCCATTATTTCGTCACTCTTTTACATTGCATTTCCAATTCAATATTTGCCTCATCTACATTATTTAAATATTCAACAGTATAAATTTTATCTTTATATTTTACATATACATCTCTGTTTGAATTGTAATATGCATCTTCTACTTTTTTTGAATATCTAATAGTAAAATTAGTATAAGCTTTTTCAAAATCAGAACCATTCGCAATCAAAGTATAACCTTTTGTTGTTTTTACTTTAGATAAAGGTTCAAGGATAATAACTTCATTTTTTGCAACAAATCCATCATTATCCTCCACTTCTTCAATTTGATATATAGATATTTTTTTGTTATAATCACCCGCATTTATCATAAATTATTCCTCGTGTGCATATCAAGAATAGTTTTTACAGTATTGTTTATGTTTTTACCATCGACATACATGGCTCTATTATCATACATGTCTTGACATAGAACATAAACAACAATGATAAAGTCCGAATATGTATCAAGTGTTTCCTCTTCTTTATCATCGGACATTTGCGGTATTCCTGTATAATTTTCAATATAATTTTTAGCAATATTTAAAAATAGTTCAATGTTTTTATTATCTTCTTCACTAACTTCTGATAATCTCAAATAGTTAACTATATCTTTTACAGTAATTTCACTTACTTTCATTGTTTGTCCTCCTTTTAGGAAGTCTATTTAGATGCTGGGTCTGTTGCACCAGATACTGCAACAGCTATTTTTTGTGTATTTTCTACTTTAGCATCTAATTCAGAATATCCAACAACTCCTATTGCGTGTTGTGTTGCAAATTTTTCTAACAATATTTGTATTTCCATTGATTCTGATTCTTTAATTGCAAGTCCAGAAAAATCTCCGTAAAATATAACTGGTTTTGATGCTGTTCCTAATTTTTCTGCTTTTTCAGAACAATAAACAGGCTTTCCTAATAATTCATAATCCCATTTTTCATTAAAAGCTCTGTTTAAAATATAATTTCCATCACTATCTTTTAATTTTCTTATTTTCTTTCTTGTATCTCTATTCATAATCCAATAAGCTTTAGTTTGAAACACATCTGGAACAGATTCTTGAATATCAATTAATTCATCTGCACTTAAAGAAGATTTTGCTGCTAATATTACTTTCATATTTTTCGAATCATAAGAACCAGCAATTCCTAAAATTTTATTAGATGTTCCATTTAACATTTCTCCTTCATAGAATAATTTAAACTTCTCAGCCATTTTGTTTACAACATATTCTGTTAATTTAAAATCGTTATTATTTAATAATGATTTTGATATTTTTGTTAATGCTCCAATTAAAAATCCAGTTAATTCGACAGTATTAAATTTACCAGAATGTGAAACTAATTCATCAAACTCTGTAGCATAAGCAACTGTTACATCATCTGTTGTATCATCATATTTTGGCACAGCTAATGTTCCTTTTGCATCGTATTTTGTAGCACTTGAGTAAAGTGGTGATATTTCATTAACTTTATCAACAACCTTTTGAGCTATTGTTTTTGGTAACATTACTCCATTGTCACCTTTCGTTAATTGTGTTTCAGCATTTTGTGGTACACCATTCACATAGTTTCTTATAAATGTTGCAAATGCTTTAACATCTTTTTCTTCTTGTGTTAATTCTTTTTCTCCTTCTCTTTTGGTGCATTCCATTTTGTTAATTTTATCACATCTATCTAATGTTGCATCAATGTTTTTGATTTCTTTTTCTACGTCATCAAAGTTTTTGATTTCTTCATCATTCATAGCTCTGTTTTCAATTTTAGCTTTATTTAAAATTTCTTCCATTTTTGATTGTAACTCGTTTCTTTTTTCTTTTAATTGTTTTTCATTCATTTTTTTTACCTTCCTTTTTTAAAATTTTTATAAAAATAAAAAAACAACTAACTTAATAGCTGTTTTCGTTATTTTTTGATATTAAATAGTCTTTTCTCAAAATCAGAATAATCCAATTTTGGTTCTTCTGCTTTTTTAATCATATTTTTAAATTCTTTTGGTACATTCTTGTAATTTTTAAACAGATTAGAAGCACATGCAGCAACTTGTTTTTGTTCTTTTATTAGATTTACATCAAATGTATCTTCTATTTCTTTTGCACCCAACCAACTTTCTGCATTTATTAATTCTTTTATTTTTTCTTCATCAACTTTTGCTTTTTTTGCATAAAGTGGTATCATTGTACTATTTTCAATCGTATTTAAAACATCTATACATTTTTGAAAATCTAATGCATTTCCATAACAAATATTGATTGGTTTATGTATCATTACTACTGAATTTTCGTAAATATTTACATCATCACCCATCATCAAAATAAATGTACCTGCACTAGCACATAATCCATCTACATATGTATGAATTTTAGTTCCAGAATCTTTTAACCTCTGTAACATACTACATATTGTAGTTGCAACAAATACTTCCCCACCTGGTGTGTTCATAAATATATTTAAGTCTGATATTTTTCCTAAATTATCTAATTCTTCTTTAAAGCTTTGTAAACCAACTAAATTATTATCTTTTTCACCTGTCCACCAATCAGTATCGTCTGTTACTATTTCACCATAAATATATAGATCAGCACTTGTATTAGGTATTATATTTTTTATTTCATAAAACTTATTCTTCAAATTGCTCACCTCCCTCCACATTTATATTTTTATTGTTTGTATATTCACCATTATTTACTTCTTTAACTTCTCCCATTTTTACCATTTTATTTGTATTTGGTGTATATATTTGCATCGTATTTGGATCAAATAATACATCTCCAAGTCCTAGATTAATCATATCTAGTCCTTCAAGTGCATCATCTCCCTCCAGGTATCTTATTTCATTTCTTGTTTTAAAACCTGCTTCTATCGCTATTTTGTATGCTTCGTATCTTTCCTTTAAGCTACATTTAATTAGTTCACTATAATCTGGTGCAAAATAATAATCATCTTTTTCTTTTTCAAGTAAAAGTTCTCTATTTAAAGCAGTACAAAAAGCTATTGCAATTGGCATAATTGTATTTTTTAAAAATTCATCATGTGTTTTTCCTATATGAAATATTTCCTTAATCTCATCACTAAACGTTTTATTTTTTTCATTCAACTGATTTTCAACGGATGTATTAGAAGCTTCTTGAAATTCCATTCCATCATTTAAAATAACGCAACTAGAATTTCCTGAAAAATATTCACTCCAAGCCTTTTTTAATTCTTTCATTCCTCTTTCATCTAAATGTTTTGAAGATTTTAAAAATCCCTTTTTATTTCCACCAGTTCGCATTAAATCTAATTCATATAATATTCTTTTATATGCAGTTTCTAGAGTTTTATTTATTTCCTTTACATATCCTGTTCCATAAGCTCCATTTTTAGTATTTCTAAGCAATTTAATAAAATTATATGGTCTATAATTGTTCCCATCTATTAATATATTATAATTTTTAAATATAGCATCTGTATTTCTTTCAAACAAAACTTTCTTTTCCTCTACATAATTTAATCCTATAATTTTATTGCCTTTTTTATTTATGTAAGCATATCCTCCTTTTCCTAAAAGATAATCTTCGACTAATGCTTTTTTAAATTGAAAACCATCTAATGTATCTTTTGTATCAAAATTTATAATTTTTACTCTATCATCTTCTACTTCTGATGTTTGTTTTTTCCCATCTTTAATGTTCTTTTTGTATAATTTAAATGGTATCATTGCAAAAGAATCACAAATTAATCCTACTGCACTTGAAACAGCTGGTATCATTAGTACCTTTTCTCTAGTAATTTCTTCACCTTGAATCAAAGCTTTCAATAAAGTATCATCAACAATTTCTTGATTTTCTTCTACTAACTGCCTATATGTTTTATTTGTTATTTTTTTCTTAACCTTATCAATAAAATTCATTTTTTCACCTCCTAAAAGCTCTGGCATATAAAGTTATCTTCATTTAATATTTCTTGTTGCAATAAATAAATTGCTATAATTGTACTTACAACCATGTCAACCTTTCCATTAGATTTTTTCTTATTAACATATTTATTTAAATTAGTATCTTCTGTGCACCTTGCATTTTGAAAATTTATTTCATACAATCTATCGCCATCATAGCTGAATTTTCTTTGTAAAATGCTTTCCTGTAAAAACTTTGTCGGTGGATGCAATACACTTGAATGTTGTTTGACTTCAACAGTCTCATATCCTGCCTCTTGTAATTTATTTGCAGTAGAAACACAATTATACCTATCATATCCTATTTGAACTATATGAACTCCATATTTTTCTTCCAAATTCATTATAAATTTTTCCACAAAACTATATGATATAATTTCTTCACCACAAGCAAAACAACTTCCTTCTTGAATGAATCTTTTATAGTCTGTTCTTTCGCGTTTATTTTTTTCTTCAATTCGGTCTGCAGGAATGAATGCCCATGATTTTGCATAAATCATTCCATCTTCCATAGTCACCATAGAAACTGATGTATTATCATTTGTCATTGCTAAATCCAATCCTAAATAAACATTTCTTCCATTCCAATCGAATATTCCTCTTGTATTCTTACATTTTCTTAACTTATCAATTGAAACAAAAGCCTCTCCACTATTAGATGGTACAAAATAATTCATATTTTTCGTTAAATATTCCGTTCTTTCTTCTGGTTTAGCAAGTGCTTGATTTCTATTATCTCTTATTTCTTCATAATTTTCTTCAATTCTAAGTGGATTAGCCATTTGCAATCCTATATCATCCCATAAATGTTCTTCTGTTGCATAATAAACTAAAGCAAATAATCTTTCATTTTTTTCTAGCCCATTATAAATCTTCTTTAAATAGTCTAATTCTGCTAACATTGGACTTTTATCTTCTGCATATGCTGATGTCAATCTAAACATTAGAGGATTTTTCACACTTAATTGCCCAGTTTTCATTGCTCCAACATTTGAAATATCTTTCATAGCACCAAACTCGTCCGCAATAAATGCTGATGGATGAATTGAGTTATTTCTGTTTGCCTCTGCTGTACGAGGTTGATAAAATGAATGTGTTATTGTACATTCAAGTCTTCCGCTTAAAGTTTTTGGTATTTTAAAATATTCTGCTACTGCTGGACTCATCTCTAAAATTTGCGATATTGCTTTTTTTACTTCTCCTGCTAAATCCCTATCAAGACATATAGAGTAAAATTCTGAATATTCATCTTCTGTAAGCATTAATATTATAAATATTAGTGCTGCTAAAAAAGTTTTTGCATTCTTCCTTGGTATAAATAAATCTACTTCTCTGTATCTGAATTTATTAGAATCCGATTTATGTTTCCATCCAAAAATATTAGCAACAAAAAAAGCTTGGAAATTTTCCAAACCATCATATATGCTTTTTCCTACCACATTTAGTCCAGTAGCAAAATTTAATAATTTTAATATTCCTTCAATTATGCTAATTTTTTTTGTATCAAAATAATATGGATAATAATCATTGTTTTGCTTTTCTAAATCTTCTAAAAACCACTTGCATTGTGTTTTTACTTCATATGTAGTTATTTCTTTTCCACTTAAACAATCTTGTGCATATTTTTTTGCTTTTTCTAATAACATTATGCTTCACCTCTTAAAACTCTTAAAAGTGGATTTTCCTCTTTTGAATTGTCTTTCTTTGGAATACTCCTTAATGCCGAAGCTATAGTCATAACATTTTCTTTTTCTATATCCAATAACATTTTTCTTTTAGAAACAATTTGCTTGTCAATTGACAACATTGAACTCATCATTTTAGATAGTGATTTAGCATATTCTAATTTATAATCAATTATTTCATCAACATTATTTCTATCCTTTAATTCTGTAATTAAATTTTTTTCTTCTTCTCTTAATTCAGATATTAACTTATAACATTCTTCCCTTCTTTCTTCTAAATCAGAACATTCTGCTTGAAGTAAACAATATCTATTTATAACCGCTTCATAAATTGCATCGTTTTTATCTATATTTTTTAATATTTTTTGCACTCTTTTAAATTCCTTATGAGCTACTTTATTTTGTCTTACTTCTTTTCTTTCTTTAAGTTCTATATCTGTACTTAATGATTTCTCTCCTTCTTCTCTCCTCTTAAGTTCAGCTTTTGTTCTATGTGACTTTTTTTCTGATGTTAATATCTTAAACGGCTTTGTTGGTGTTGGCATATTGTTCATCTCCTTTTTATATTATTGATTTATGTTGATGTGGGAATTTTTTTTAAGCGAAGGTGTGCAGTAGGTGTAAAAATTTATTTTTATTTTTTGTCTTTGGTGATAGGGGGGGATTGTTTATCCACTTGGATGTACTCCTAGTTCGATTGATGGACAAGTACTTCCTTTCATTTTATTTTTAGCAAATCTTTTATTAAGTGTATGTGTGCAATACTCCTCCTTGCAATTACTTTTACTGCATTCATAGTTATTATCTTTATCACATTCGTAAGCTATTCTTATATCTCCATTTTCATATTCATATATTTCTGCTTTATATATTCCAACAATTCTATTCATAACTTTTGCTTTCCTGTTCATTTATTATTTTTTGCACTACTTCTCTTGGTATTTTTTTACTCTCACATAACTCATGATGATAATCACATACTGTTAATAAGTTATCATTATCTAATCTTTTATTATAATCTTCATTTATTGGTATATTATGATGTACACTTAAGTTGCTTGTATTGTATTTGTTTTCGGTATTATATAATTCTCTAATACATATCTGGCACAAATATAGATCTCTTTTCTTTATTTCTTCTCTTTTTCTTTGCCATAATCTTGTCCATCTAAATTTGTCCGCTTCTGTTACCTCTTTTTTTCTGTTTGGCTTTTCTTTGCATATATATTTACTATCATGTATCTTACCACAATATTGACAACTCTTTAACATTGATTATCATCTCTATTATTTATTACTTTTGCACAATCCACTACTATTTCTACACTTTTCTTTAATATTTCATATATAATTGCCACACTTATCATTCCACATAATATAGTCACTGGACTTAATATAATTAATAGCATAATCTTTAACATTTTTATTCACTCCTTTTAAGCAAAAAGAATTTGTAATATTTTTTCTATTTTAGCAATTTGCTTTTTCTTTATTCTTTTATTTTTGGTTTTTCTATATATTTGTATATATTTATATATTTTTGACCAGTTTTTAAATAGTATTTCTTTTACTTTTTCATATATTTGCATTATCGTTTTCATTACTGACTTAACCACTTCTATTATTTGTTTCTTTATGTTCTCTATTTGTTCTTCCGTTATTGCGTTCTCCATTTCCATCACCTCTATATCTAAAACAATAATTAATTCTATTGCATAGTTCACATTTTTTCTTCATACATTTTGACCAATTAATTCCATCTTTTTTCTTCATAAGTTTTGACCTTTCTTTTGCTTTATAAAAAACAAAAAAAAGAACTCACTAGAAAAGTTCTTTTTTTACACAATTTTCGAAACTAAAAAATAAAAGGAGTTTTACATAGCAATTTTAAGGAATACTAACATATCTAGTATATATTAGTATAAATTATAAAAGAGCAAATATAAATCTGCTCTCTCACACAAACAATTAATCAGTATTTCTTGCAAATACTTTTTAACTATTACTATTATACTATATGTTTTTATATAAAACTACGACATCTTTATGACATTTTTACGACATTTTATAAATTTAGCATTTTCTCTGTTGCTTTTTCTATTATTCTTTGAATATGTCTATTACTTCTTGTTTGATTAAATAATCTAAAATATAAATTGTTTCCAATATCTTCTGCTGTTCTTCCGTCTATATAATAAGCCACTAAGATTTCTCTTTCTTTGTATTTTAAACTCTCTAATCTATCATCTATTAGATCTACTTTTTCTCTCAACTTTCTAACGTCCGCTTCTAATTCTTCTATTTTTTCTTTAGCAACTTCTTTCTTTGTTTCGTTTTCTTCTATTTTTTTCAATACTTTATTACTTATTTGATTTTTACTATGTATATCTTGATTAATTCCAAAACTTGATGTAATACTTGTTTCTACATCTATTTCTTTTAATTTTATCCTATTACTTTTTAGTTCTTTTAACTTAATATTCAATTTTGCTTTGTTCTCTTTATAATCTCTTAATAATTCTATTAATTCTTCTTTACTCATTTGTTCCTCCTTAAAATTTTACTTTTTCTACATTCAAATCTGCTCTTGGTGGTTTTATAATTTCTTTTACTAATCCTAAATCCTGTGTTTTAAAACATTCTTTACAGTGTATTATCATATCTTCATACATTACAAAATTAGGATATTCTTTTACAAATATGTACTCATGATTATTTTTACTTATTATTTTAGGTATCTTCATTTGTGTATTTCCTTTCT